GCTGAGGCCGACCCAGGGTTCACCCCTGAGGGCATCCGCGCCAGGGCGACAGCCCGTATCGTCAAGAAGGACGGGCAGGTCACTGAAACTCCGCAGGCACCCACGCCTGAGGCGTCCCCGGCTGAAGCTGGTCCTCAGCGTCCTGCGGAGCCCCCTGTGGTGGAAGCGCCCGCCCCGGCTAAGGGCGTGCTCCTACACACCAAGGTCAACGGCGCTGATCGAGAGATCGCCGCCAACGCCGCCGCAGAGTTCGCCAAGAGCGAGCCTACCGCGTCTCCGAAGAGAGTGTCAGGCTATCAGACAGGCGCAGAGAAAAAGCAGGCACGCATCCGCGACAGGCTGCTGCAGGCGTCGAAAGACCCAGACTTCCAGGCCGAGAACATGGACCTCATGGAGCATATGGACGCCATCCGGCACGTCCGACGCCGTGGTGAACTAGAGGCGCATATCAAGGACGCTTCGCCTGAAACGCAGGCGTTCCTCAAGCGCTACTTCGGACCCAAATGGGCAGAGAGCGTATGGCAGACGAAGTAAAGAAGCGCCCGCGTAAGACATCACCGCACCCTAAGCGGAACGGAAACAACCCGAACGCTGGCGAGGCGCTGAGGAAGCTCTGGCAAACACCTGAGTTCCGCGCACGCATGGCCAACAAGAAGCGCAAGGGCACGGGCACTCGCGCAGGTGTTCCTGACGGCATGCGCAAGGCTGAGGCAGAACAGAAGTGGGCAGAGGCCCGCGCACAAGCAAGGAAATTCATTGAGATCATGGAAGACGAAGGACATCTCCCCAAGGTCGTCATGCCAGACAGTGACGAAGCCAAGGCGAAAGCCGCTCTCGAAGAGATGGTTTCGATCTGCCTGAGCCCGATGACAGCCCAAGCAATCAAAGTTTCGGCAGGCCGCACGGTCCTCGAATGGACCAAGAGCAAGCCGGTGCAGAAGCAAGAGATGGCTATCACCAACGCCGAAGATTGGCTGCGTGGTGTCATCAGTGACAACAAGGCGTCCGATGGCGATGAACGTACAGACGGACGAACTGAGGGCCGTTCGTAAGCGGTTTCTAGAAGACTTCGAATTTTGGGCAAGACATTGCTGCAAGATTAGGACGAAAGAGGGGACGATTGTTCCCCTCATCCTAAATCGCGTCCAGGTACGTTTTCTAAAATCAGTTTTAGATCAGTTGGCGGCGGCAGGTCGCGTTCGCATGGTCGTGCTCAAGGCGCGCCAGCAAGGCCTGTCTACCGTCATCTCAGCGTTCCAGTATTGGTGGCTCTCACAGCATCCAGCCCAAAAGGGCTTGGTGATGGCCCACGAGGCTGAGGCCACCAATTCTCTCTTCTACCTCTACAAACGAGCGCACGACAACGTGCCTCCTATGCTGCGCCCCAGCACGAAGTACAACAGCCGAAACGAGCTGTACTTCGACAAGCTGGACACCGTGATCCGTGTCGCCACTGCAGGCGGCAAGGGCGTGGCGCGTGGCGAGACCCTGCAGACGGTTCACCTGTCTGAGGTCGCCTTCTGGCCCGTTAAGTTCGCTGCTGAAAACTTCAACGGAATGATCGAAGCGGTGCCTGAAGTAGACAACACGTTTGTGTTCGTTGAAAGCACCGCGCAGGGTATGACCGGGAAGTTCCGTGAGCTTTGGGTTGCCGCAGTAGACGGCAGCAACGGCTACTGCCCGTTCTTTTCAGCGTGGTACGAGACCAAGGAGTATCGCAAAGAGGCGCCTGCTGATTTCCAGCGCACGCCCTCTGAGGAAGAACTCGCCTTTGAGCACGGTCTAGACAACGATCAGCTCTATTGGCGCCGTATGAAAATTGGTGAGAAAGGCGCAGAGCTTTTCCGCCAAGAATACCCGGCAACTGCTGACGAAGCCTTCCTCACCACCGGGCGCCCAATCTTTGATCCTGAGTACGTGCAGGAGCGCCTTCGCGATCCGCAGCAACCGCTTAAACGTATGATGGTCACATTAGGCAAGGTAGAAGAGCATCCTGTCGGGGAACTGCTTGTCTATCACGACCGCGACCAGAGCGAGACCTACGTCATCGGCGCTGACGTGGGAATGGGCATCCGGGGCGGTGTGAACGGCAAGAAGGACGGCGATCCGTCCGTCGCGCAGGTCCTCGACAGCAAGATGCGGCAGGTTGCGGTATGGCGCGGGATTATCCATCCCGACGCGTTCTCGGATGTGCTGGTCGCCATGGGCTACCACTTCAACACAGCCATGATAGCCCCTGAACGTAACAACCACGGCATCCTTACGTGCGTCAAGTTGCGCGACAGCCAATACCCTCTGATCTACACAGATGTTACGGAGGGGGCGCTGGACGACCGCGACACTATCCTAATTGGCCACCTAACAAACGAAAAGACTAAGCCGCTAATCATCGACAAACTGCGTGCGTTCGACCGCGACAAAACGATAGAGGTTAACGACCCTACCACGTTGCGAGAGATGCTGACGTTCGTCGTCACCGAGACAGGCAAGATGGAAGCTGAGCACGGACAACACGACGATACAGTCATGGCGTTAGCGATTGCTTCGCATATCCACGAAGGGCGTTGGGACCCGATTGTTGTGAGCGATGAGCACTACGCAAGCGCCGTGTAATCCTCTCGAAAAGAACACTCTACTCGGATCGGCCCGAGATAATCCAGCCATTTTATCGTCTACCATTTCATACCTGAAACGATTTGAGGAGCCACATGGCGTCCACTAAGAGTGGTTTCCTATCAAATACCGAAATACTTACTAAGCTCGCCCAGAAGTCTCAAGAAGCCGTTGGTTGGTACGACAGCCGCATCTCCAAAGAACGGATGCGAGTTGTTGAATACTACAACGCACAACTGCCCCGCAGGCAGCACCTTGGCTCGTCCACCTACATCTCTACCGATGTCTACGACAGCGTGGAGATGATGAAGGCCCAATTGCTTGAGGTCTTCGCAGGCGGAGATGAGATCGCTCGCTTCGACCCTGACAGCGACATGGCGGTCGAGACTTGCCGCGAGGCAACCGAAGCCTGCCGCTACGTCATCTTTCGTGAGAACGATGGCTTCAGGATTTTCAACGATGTCATTCACGACGGCCTCACGGCCCGCGTGGGTGTTGCCAAGGTTTTCTGGGACGAGACCTACGAACACGTCGAGGACGAGTTCCACGGGCTGTCCCATCAGGACGCCATGGCTCTCGCGTCTCAGGATCACGTCGAGGAGTTCGAGGCTGACCTGAACGAACTGGACGGCACCTATAAGGGTACGCTCGTCCGCAAGGCCGACAAATCAAAGGTGAAGATCGAGGTCGTAGCCCCTGAGGAGTTCTTGATTGAGCCCAGGGCCATCTCGCTCCACCGTGCTGGCTATTGTGGCCACCGCACACTGAAGACCAAGCAACAGCTCAAAGACATGGGGCTGGACGCCAAGAAGGTCGACCGCACCCACTACGACGACAACCGGGGCCTTGACCTGAGCCCTGAAGTGCTCGCCAGGAACGCTCCGGTCGAGACGCTGCAGTCCTTGAACAACCCCATCGAGCCCGGTGTCGAGCAGGTAATGCTCTACGAGAGCTACGTGAGGATGACCATCGACCGCAAGAAGGGCATCAGGCTCTACAAGATACTGCACACCAGCAGCGACCTGTTCGACTATCAGGAGGTCGACCGCATACCGTTCATCGTGTATGTGCCGCTCCCGGTGCCGCACTTGTTCTACGGCAACAACTACGCCGCTCGCGTGATCCCGTACCAGAACGCCCGCACTGTGCTGACGCGCTCGGTGCTCGACCACGCCTCCATGACCACTAACCCTAGATGGGCGGTGGTCAAGGGTGGCCTGATCAATCCACGCGAGATGGTCGACAACCGCCTAGGCGGCCTAGTTAACGTATCTCGCCCGGACAGCGTCACCGCGCTCCAGGTGCCGAACCTGAACCCGTTCGTGTTCGAACTGCTGCAGAACCTCGGTGAGGGGAAGGAACAGTCAACCGGCATCTCTTCGCTGTCGCAGGGCCTGAACAAGGACGCGATCAGCAAGCAGAACTCGGCTGGTCTGGTCGATAACCTCGTACAGCTTTCAGGACAGCGCCAGAAGATCGCCGCGCGGCAATTCGCCTACGGCTTCTTCGCGCCCCTGATGGTCGAGGTCATGCGCCTGCTCTGCCTCAACGAGAAGCGCCAGAAGATGATCGACGTGTGCGGTCAGTGGAAGCAGGTCCAGCCTTCATACTGGACCGAACGCACCACTTGCACCATCTCGATGCATCTAGGCTACGGCGAGAAAGAGCAACACCTGTCCAAGCTGCAAGGCTTGTACAAGGA